TTGCGGGAGGCTTACCGTATCAGCGTCCGGCGGGGATGCGGGTTGCTGATGCAGAGCAGAACCGTTTACCACTGGCAGAGCCAGCGTGACGATCGGGCGATAACCCTGCGTATCCGGGAAATAGCGGAAACTCGGATACGCTACGGTTGCCCGCGTATTCATATTCAGTTGCGCCGGGAGGGATGGCCTGTTAACCACAAGAAAACCCACCGGATTTATTGTCCGGAAGGCCTGAACCTGCGCAGAAAACGCCCCCGCAGACATGTCAGTGCAGCACTCCGTCAGCAGCGCCCGGTCCTGACGCATGTCGATCAGTGCTGGAGTATGGATTTTGTGTCAGATAATCTGTTTAACGGGCGGCGTTTTCGGGCGCTGACTGTAGTGGATAATTTTAGTCGGGAATGCCTGGCGAGCCATGCCGGAAAATCGTTAAAAGGCGAGGATGTGGTCAGAATAATGGAGGCACTGCGGGTGCCGGATAAGCGGCTGCCGGTACGTATCCAGACGGATAACAGCAGCGAGTTTATCTCAAAAAGTCTGGATAAATGGGCGTATGAACACGGCGTCACAATGGATTTCTCGCGCCCCGGAAAATCGACAGATAACCCGTTTATTGAATCATTTAACGGCAGTCTGCGGGATGAATGCCTGAACATTCACTGGTTCCTGTCACTGGAAGATGCGCAGGAAAAACCCGACAACTGGCGCAGGGAATACAATCATGAGAGAACGCATTCATCATTAAATGACATGACCCCGGCTGAATTTATCCGAAGTCTCCGGAAAGACGAAGATCTCTGATTTATCACTGTACTGAATTTGGGCCAAGGTCAGGTTCTGTCACGAGGAAAAAATGTGGCTATCGAACTGGCCTTGATATCCTGAGCGGGATTCTTAAAGTCATGCCCCCGGTTTTTCGCGTATGTATAAACGCTACTGATAATCTCACGCGCCTGTACCGCCGTGGCATTACCGCCACGATCCACGATGCGATCGCATAGGGTTCGAACCATTGACGGCGTAATCTCCGCCATTTGCTTGTTACCCAGAAAAGGAATGATGTCCCGGTCAATAACGGCCTGCTTCATCGATCTCGTGCTGTCCGCAAGGGAGGCACGCTTCATATAGCTGACGGTAAAATTTGCGAAAGTTTCCGCATTTCTGATCTGATTTTTACCGTCACGTTTCTTCACAGCAGGCGACACGCCTGACTTGATCAGCTTTTTGGCGGCAATGAGTTGTTCACGCGCTTCAGCCAGTGAAATACCGTCAACGCCATACTGTCCAATGGTCAGGGTTTCACGACGGCCATTAATCCGATAATCGTAACGAAATGAGTGAGTTCCGGTGGGCGATACGGCTACATAGAGCCCATCACGATCGGTAACTTTGTAGATTTTTTCCTGCGGTTTAAGTCTTTTAAGCTGGATATCGGTAAGCATACGCCCTCCGGAAACACCGTCAGAATTGACTAATTACTGTATGTATTGACTAATGAGGACTGTCTACTTTTTCGACGATTACGTCAAATTTGCCGCCAGAAGCTGTGCACTACACAGAAAACTCATCTATGCACATAAACAAAAACCCTCTGCAAAAACAGAGGGTTAAATTCACTTTCACCTGTTCATGAAAACACAGGAAGGGTTATCGGCTTATTCCCACTCAATTATTTACGATAAACATAACTAATTGAATGGTAACAGATTTCTGAAAACAAATTTTCACCATACCGTTTTATATACCGTCACCGGAAATCAGTACCATGAAAATGCCATGTCACCGGGTCAGCGAATCGTACTGCTTTTCACAGACTCGTCCGGCTTCGGCGGCCCGGTCAGCGTACTCTGCCAGTTGTCGGTTTCGCTCGAGAGATTTGCCGAGCACGTCGGCAAGCAAAACTCCGGTGTCTGCGGCTGACGTCCCAGCGCCGACAGTGGTGTTATACTGCCTGAGCTGCTCACGGATGGCAATGAGCTGTTGCTGCAACCGGCCAGCGCGAGCGGCAGCATCAAGAGCATCATTGCGCGCCTGGTCGATCCTCTGCTGCGCTTCACGTTCATTGGTCGCTTTCTCCTGTTCGTCACGCTGACGAGCTTTATCATCTTCGGCTTTGCGGTCTGCCTTTGCCTGCGCATACCCGGCATCGTACTGCCGACTGCCGTGTACATTCCAGGAAACAACTCCTACGGCCACCAGGGCAGCAAGCATCACCACGATAAGCAACTGTTTCCAGTACGCTTTCACGAATGGCCAGATCATACCGACAGCACCTTACTGGCGGTGACGTACCGCGTGCGCCGGTCATCGATACCGTTCTGCCCGCCATTGATGATCTGCGTGACGCGAATCAGGTCGCCGGTATACTTCATGCAGCCTTTGGTGGCGAAGAACCACGCTGCGCTGCGGGCCGCGTATTCATCCTGTGCCAGCAGTTCAGGCTGCGCTACCAGATCAACCTTCAGACCGTTACCGCAATCGCGATAGTTGTTCAGGAAGGTGATCTGGATTAGTCCACGTCCGCGGTAGTTCCATCCATCGCCAGGACCGTTGTTACCCATGCGCTTGCTGTAGACCAGGTTTGCAATGGCTCTCTGGCGCTCAAGCGGCAAGACCTTCTCATAGGTTCTCCTGCCAAGCGCGCTGGCCTGGTCCTGTGTTATGCGACCGGCGCGGATAAATCCAGCCAGACCGGCAATGCTGTAGTTGAAGTTTTCCACCAGACGAGTAAAGCCGGCGCTTTCATGTCCAGCCTGAGCAATGAACATTGCCTGATTTTCTGGAGCGACAATATCAAACTCTTTCATCGCAGCAGTGATATGCGGGAACCAGCGTTCAGCCAGTTGCTGTGTGATGCCGGCGGCGCGGCGGAACTGGTTAATGTCCATGTTGAGACCTCGATATTTTGAAAATCTGCACGACATTGCCACGCGTCTTCAGCACGGCGGCAAGCATGACGGCATTGATGATGACCTCTGATAAATCAGCGGTCATTGGCGTGTGGTACCAGATAGCGTAAACAGCGCGTATTGGGATGCTGGCGGCTGCAACAATCAGGAAGTAGGCGATCCACCCTCCCCACCGGCGATGCTGTGAACCGTTACGCCGGAACGTACCGACGCGGATCGCTATACCTGAACAGATAACCGCATTAGCAATAAGCAAAAGCAGCTCATGAGTTGTCATCGTCTTTTCTCCCCGGGATGAACTCGCGTGGGTTGTCGGAACGGTGATAGAGCCAGATACCAATACGAACAGCGACGATTGCAGATACGAAAGCGCCAGCAGAAAACATGACTCCCTTTTCAAACGAGTCCTGTGTGATGGTCGGGATCATGCTGGCGGCGCCGATAAGGATTGATGCTGTAGGCTTATAGAAAAGCAGGCCGCACAGGAAGCTGAGAAGTGACAAAAGAACCCGTCGCCGTATCGGATACTCAACTGCTGAGGTAACAAAAATTACCGCACCAGCAAGAGCACCTAATGCCACTTCTGGCGGAACACCAGCGATAACAGCCGCGAGAGAACCCATACTAAGCCACTGATTTAATGATTCACTGGTTATCCCGACTGACATGTTAACCACCGTTTAATGTGCATAAAGAACCCCCTTAGTTGGTGAGTCCATCATACACAATAAACCATATATGGTTTAAACAACCTCAGATAGCTCTTAACGAAATTACCCAAAGGGTGATATATTTATTTTTATTTTCTTTCAGGAAAATCAGTGCTTCGTCTATTCGCTAAATATACGTCGATCGGCATTCTAAACACGCTCATACACTGGGTCGTGTTTGCCGTCTGCATTTATGGGCTACATACTAATCAGGCGCTTGCCAACTTCGCAGGGTTTGTCATTGCTGTATCGTTCAGCTTTTACGCCAATGCAAAATTCACGTTCAACGCCGCGACCACGACATTGCGCTATATGTTGTATGTCGGGTTTATGGGCACTCTGAGTGCTGCGGTGGGATGGGCTGCCGATATTTGCGGTTTACCACCTCTGGTGACTCTGGTCACGTTTTCTGCTATCAGCCTGGTATGCGGTTTCGTCTATTCAAAATATATCGTCTTCAGGGATGCAAAATGAAAATCTCTCTGGTCGTTCCGGTCTTCAATGAAGAGGCCACGATACCAATTTTTTATAAAACGGTTCGCGAATTTGAAGAGCTGAAACCGTATGAAGTTGAGATTGTTTTCATCAACGACGGAAGCAGGGACTCCACTGAGTCGTTAATTAACGCTCTGGCACTGTCCGATCCGCTTGTCGTTCCCCTGTCATTCACCCGTAATTTTGGCAAAGAGCCTGCTCTGTTCGCAGGACTTGACCACGCCACGGGTGACGCAGTAATTCCGATCGATGTCGATCTGCAGGACCCTGTCGAGGCCATCCCGCACCTCGTCAAAAAATGGCAGGCTGGCGCAGACATGGTGCTGGCAAAGCGAACTGACCGCTCAACGGATGGACGACTGAAACGCAAAACGGCTGAGTGGTTTTATAAGCTGCACAATAAAATCAGCAATCCAAAAATTGAAGAGAATGTCGGTGATTTCCGGTTGATGAGTCGCGAGGTTGTCGAGAACATCAAGCAGATGCAAGAACGCAACCTGTTTATGAAAGGTGTTTTGTCATGGGTAGGCGGCAAGACTGACGTGGTTGAATACGCCCGCGCTGAACGCGTGGCCGGTGATTCGAAATTCAACGGCTGGAAGCTGTGGAATCTGGCACTTGAAGGTATCACCTCCTTCTCAACCTTCCCCCTGCGTATCTGGACTTACATTGGGTTAGCTGTTGCCGGTGTGGCATTTCTGTACGGCGCGTGGATGATATTCGACACTCTGGCATTCGGTAACGCCGTGCGGGGGTATCCGTCACTGTTAGTTTCAATCCTGTTTCTCGGTGGTATCCAGTTAATCGGCATCGGTGTACTCGGTGAATATATTGGAAGGATTTACATTGAAACCAAAGCAAGACCTAAATATATTTTGAAGAGGAATAAATGAATAACAAGTTGACGATGAAGGCAAAATTATTTTTGTCTGTGTTCGTACTTTTTAGTTTCATCTACTGCCTGTCACTTGCTTTAAAAAGTGGAATCACTTCGGATGCAGCATCAATGTATCTTGAAGCTCTTGATATGGCTAATGGAAACTGGTTGTTACACGGCTGGACCCTTTCAACAGTTCCATTTTATTTCACTGAGACATTATGGTATGCCGTTCTTATAAAGATAATTGGTTACCATCAAAGCACTATGTGGTGGGCACCGGTTTTAGTTTATACCGTAGTTATTTTAATTGCGTCACTACTTATAGCCGATAAAAATAACAAAGTTATCGGTGTGCTTGCGTTACTGATGTGTGTTTCAATGCCATCACCTCTTGCTTCAGGTCTTACGCTTGCCATGTGTATTCACGTCGGATGCTTACTTTCATCCCTGTTGTGTGTTTATTTGGCAAACAAAAAAAACAGCATTTACCTTATTGCTGTGCTGTTTATTTCAAGCCTTGCTATGTATAGCGACCCTATGTATCTATATACTTTTGCTGCTCCTTATTTGGTAGCAACCGGGATTGCTGCATACAACATGAAAAAGTTAGAAAATATAAGACTCATATTTGTAATTATTTTATCCATTGTTATAGCAAAAATAATATCATATCTTACAGTTTCTAACGGCATACTGGTAACGCCAGGAACATTACCCCCCAAATTTGTTGATTATAATAACATTCTGCATAACTTGGATCTATTTATTCAGGGTATTATCAACTACTTTGATGCTTTTATCTTTGGGAGAGAAATTGGAGTTGAATCTTCTTTTTATGCAGCAAGGTTTGTTATCATGGTTACATGGTTTGTCTTGCTTGTTATTTCCGTGCGGAAATTATTCAATAAATCCTTACTTGATAATTATCTAATAATCTCAACTGTGTTATTACCAATTGCTTACATTGCAAGCAATATGGTGGTAGATTTAGCAACCACTAGATATTTAGTATTCTCTTTCATTACAGGATCAATTTTGATTGGTAGGCTTATTAACACCACTTCAATAAAAAAATTATATATCTGTATAGCATTTGCAGTACTTTTTGTTTGTAATTACAGCCCCATCGCATTCCATAAACCTAACGACCAATCCAGTCAATTAGCTGATTATATTTATGATAATAATCTAGGCGACGGTTACGGAACTTTCTGGGTTGCATCATCAGTTACAGTGAGGGGTGATAATAATGTTCGCCCTGTAGCGTATGATGGAGAAAATGGAGAGGCCTTTCACTGGTTGTCTAAGAACACCTGGTATAGGTTTAAATCTCGATATGTTATCTTAAGCAATAGCAATGACATATCTAAAGTAGCGAGACAGTTTGGTGAGGATTATGAAACTGTCAATATTGGTAATGCACATATGGTCATATATAAAGACAAAAGAATCATTTTCTGAAAAAATACAGCCCACCGTTTAAGGTGGGCTTACTAACTATGAGGTTATATTAAGTCCCTCTTGCTTATTAGATGCAGAGTTAACATATTGACTTGATGCGTTTCCGGTGCATACGTTGCCATAAGAAACTATGCGATCCCCCTCGATATGAATGCCCTCTTCCTGCGCTGTTGGGAACGAACCTAGTGGAGTTCCACAGCAGGTGTTGCCAGAGACAGTTAGTTTGCTGCTTATCCCTGAGTCACTCTGGATGCTAATTCCTCTGTTTTTGTTATCGTTGCAGTTGTTGTTAGAAATCGTTCCAAAATTGCATACTTCAACTGATATACCGTGAGTTCCATTAAAATACACGCTGTTCTCTACAACATTTATATCATTACACCCAATGAGCACTACTCCAGGCTGATTAAGAACCCTTCCTGTGCTGACCCAATTGTTAGATATATCAGGGTAAACCACATCCCGCATAATTACCCCGGAGGAATCATTTGAATCAATGTCACATCCCGTTACCTTCTGAACTCCAAACTCTACATTGGGATAAGCGCCTTCATCTTTATAATGCAAGAGACCAGCATCACGGTTGTAATATACAATACAATCCCTGAACCATACAGAAGGAAGGCCAATAGTTCTGGCTCCTACTCCAGCGCTTCGTGATATAAAGCATTTGTGGAATATCACCCATGTCCCAATTGTTCCCTGAGGATCGACTTTCGGCGTATTAAGGATATTCTCTCCTCCTAATGATCCCGAGAATTCACAGGAATCAATAAACCAGTTTGAAACACCATCAAACCATGAGCCAACCCCGCCACGGAATCGACAATCCCGCATGTTGCCGTTAGTGGTGAAATAAGTATGGAATGCGCGATGCTCGTCTACTGGATAAATATTAACGCCTTCCCACGAAATACCGTCAATTCTACCATCCCACTGATCATTACGTGAGCAGTGAACAATAAAGTCTATTGCCTCTGAATCGTTAATTTCGTACAGATTGGTTGAATTACCGCGCACAATATACGTATCTGTAAGGGTAAAAAACTTCGTATAAATATCACCAGCCGGAAAGATAAGCGCCCCCGTAGCCGCAGCGGATAAAATATACACCTTATTATCAAACGCACTCCCGGCGTTCGGCACAACACCAAACTCAGTGGCATCACCCGGACCCGTGATACGTTTCCAAGCATATGTGGATGCTACTGCAATAGTGCCGCCATCATCCGTTAAGCTCGTTTTATCGACGCACTGAAATACTCCAGCACCATAGCCCTGATACTCTTCATGCCAGCCTGTCAGGATGGCGTAATCGCCAATGTCTGACGCCGTGGAGGTTCTCATCGCTGCGAAGGACTCGAACTTCAGTTTTATTTTATCCAGTTCTTCCTGAACGGTATTGCCTGATGATGTGCCAATCTGTGCCGCGCCAGTCGGTTTCGCTAATTCAATCAGTACATCCGTTGCAGATCCTGAAGGCGGTAGCGTAGCAAATGGCTGCCCTGCATTATCAAAAGCTACGATTTTGTTAGCACGAGAAGCAGCGTCAGGTAGTGCCTGAATTGCGTCAGGCGTTCTTAGTGTTTTATTTAGGTTTGTATTAGCAAGGCTATCAACATAATTTTTCGTAGCCGCATCCTGCGGTCGTGACGGATCGCGCAGGTTACGAATATAGTTGTTCAGCGCGTCGTAATAATTTGCCACGAACGACGGCTTACGCAGCGCCAGGCTAAACCAACTACGAACCTGCTGGATCAGCATCGTCAGCTTATCAAAAGCATCCTCGTGAACCTCAGCAAAGAATTTACCTTGGTTGCGGAGATCCGTTTCCTGCGTAACCGGAAGTTCGCGTGATATGGAAATCTGGTAGCCGTCAGCCAGAGCGGTCGCCAGTATTACATTTCCCCCCACATATCCCCCGGCTCCGGTTACTGTGTAGTCAGTGTCCAGCGCAAGAACCGTTATGTTCTCATTCAGGTCAACAACCTGTACCACCAGATCGGATTTTTTAAAAATTCGGAAAGTGTAAGGAAACATTGTCGTGACGCCGTTCCCTGTGTATTCATTGTGGTCAACTTCGGTCGAGACCGTCATGTCATTTTCTCCGGTTACGCGCCTGTCGCGCCTGCGTTCCGGATCATTCTATTACCTGAATAACCGTATATGTATCGAATAAATTACATTCAACTAAGTTATTACCGTTAGGGTAATTTACAATTCGTGCTGGATAGTCTGCAAATGATTTGCTACTGTACATACATACAGTGATTGCATGGAGATGATAAGATGCAACGGCAGTATCACCACCCGCTGGTAGATGGATTTGCTGAGAAGATACACACGCCGGGAGGCGTAAGATCCCTGGTGGAGGGCTCGCACCTGATGACCCTGCTGCGGGAACTCGATAATGACGGTTTCAATGTTGACGGGCCGTTAGCCGAACTGACCGCTCTGGTGAACTATGTCACCAGTTCACAAATGACCATGCAGGACCTGCAAACCCATCTTGATTACTGCGCGGAACAGCTGCGGCGGCAAATGAGATAAGAAGATGGCCGCTTATGCGGCCTTTGTGACATGTCACGCTAGAACTATGACAAACCTATGTACCCTGCTACGCCAGATAATATTAAAACAACTGCGACGGCAAATTCACTGTCTTCAATGATACCTTTATGGTTCAACACACCCAGTGCGACAAGTGCCAGCACAACCAGAATAAAAACAATCATTTTCGCATCCTTATTGCGGAGTGACGTCCTGCGGTCGCCACCAGTATGTCTGGTTGAATTCTTTCTTCGAGCGTTGCTCCATTTTACGCAAATAGCCAGGCGAAAAATACTCCTGCATCTGGTTAAAGATCATGTGATCAAGCGCTGCTTTCAGATACCAGATATTCGCACCAGGAGTCAGCCCCTTACCTAACTTGACCAGATCGCCTCCAGTCTGTTCGCTTTTACCTTCCACAGCATTAAGCGGAATGCCCTGTGCAATCTTAATGACATCATCAACAAGGCCAGCCACCGGACCGAGCATTGACGCCAGCGCCCCGCTGCCGTATCTGGTATGATCTGAAAGTAGAAAATCACCATAAAGGCCGAGGCCGCCGCCTTTCAATAACGCACCAAGCCAGAATTTTGCGGCATCTTTACCAGCCATATCCCGTGGATTTCGACCAGAAGCCATGTCGTTCAGTTGCTGAGAAAGCGCGCCAAGGATTGTCGTGCTGGCGATAAATGTCGCTATGTATGCAGCGCGGCCACCGGCAGACGGCATACCCATAGCGCGCGACCAGTGACGCATAACAACGGAGATCGGAAACGACTTAAACAGGAATACACTACGGGTCAGTTCTCCCTTCCATGTCCCACGCTGGATACCTGAACCAGTAATCATCTGCTCACGCGCACCAGGAGTGATAACCGCCATATCAACTTCTTCGGTCACAGCTCCCAGCAGTTTACGCATTGCTTCAAACTTCACGCGCTCCGGTGCTCCGAGATGCTCTACCGCAGCATCTGGAATACGCATGATGCTTTCCGGCGTCAGCATCGAGTCGTTTCCTTTCCCCCAATCTTCCTGTTGCGCCAGCTTCCACACGCTCCAGTCGGTATCAGTAATTCCCTTACTTTTCAGGATGCGGAAGTCAGAATCATCGAGACTGCGAAGATCCGGTGTTCGCGATACCACATCACCAAGGCTACCCATCATCGTGACGCCGTAGGCACGCTTGTGCGCATCTGACCAGGCTGTCAGACCACTCGCGCGCATTACGGCTGTGGCGGCCCAGCGAGATACCGATGGCCCCATATTGTCCATAGCCCATCGGTTAACGCTGCCAAGCAAGGACTCCATTGCCAGACCGGCCCGGCGCGCGCGAGCCAGTTCCGTTCGGTTTGCTGGATTCATGGCCTCTAACTGGTTGCGGAAAAGTTGATTCATTGGCAGGTTGGTAACCTTTGCCGAAAGGTACATAGTGCCAAGGTCGGAGAAAGAAGCCAGCAGCGCAGAGCCAAGACGACTGGCAACCATCCAGTTGCGGATGTTGTCCGACCAGCGTGCAATATGCGGATTAGCCACAGGCTGAGTTTTTCCGGAAATAAAGTTATACAGGTTCTCTGTATTGTTCGCCTGACGTTCTATTTTTCCTGTGTTCTGCGGGTTAGCCGTGGCTGTCTCTGATTTCGTCTGATCAAGAAGAGAGCGGAATACGTGATCTGGGTTTGGCCCGTATGTCTCCACCAGCGCGATGTCCTTACTGATACCTTCCAAATGGCTTACCATGATTTCCCAAAGTGACCGGTCGCCGTACATCTGCTGGTACTGAAGGTATGAATCAGCGTCTTTAAAGTGGATCTGGCGTGACGCGTTGCCACGGTTAGCCCGCGCACCGGAAATACGCATACCGGTATCAGTGAGCTTATTCAGTCCGCCAGTGGCAATTGTGTTATAGGCTTCACCGAGAAAGGCGGACAACTCAGTATCATTCATCAACTGGCCGTCGGCGCGAGTGTAATATTTGCGATCGAGTTTACCGATCACATCGCTTACCCACTTATCCTTCAATACCGCGCCAACCTTTTCCATGGAGTGGTGCTGCGGTATGCCCCAGTTTTCCAGATAACCGATGTCGCCACCGGCGTCATTAAACCTTCGGCGTAGCAACTCTGTAACCTCTACCCATGCTTTCGCGCCTTTTTTTGCTTTCGCATTACCAGTATTCTGTCCGCGCATCTCGTAAACCAGATCGCGTACGCCCGCCTCATCTTCAAAGAGGCCAAAGAAACGAGGATCAACAGCTTCGAATGCTTCCTGCAACTGGCTCAACGCATAATCACGGGTTGCTTTTGTGCGGGATTCAACAGACAGAAAGTTTGATTTCCCGTCAGCACTGAAAGCGATAGTGCGGTTGAGAGCACCGAGCTTTCCATCAGCCCCTTGATAACTGTTAATGAAGTTGTCCAAGCGCTGACGTGCTGCGATGGTAAGCGCGACCCTGCGTTTTTTCAGTGCGGCCTCTCTCTGCAACTCTTCAGCCGCCAGTTGTCCGGCGCGCCGCAGGCGTTCAGCCTCGTTAAGTTGACGCCATGACATCGGATCGTCGCGGGCAATAGATCGCATATTGCGGTAAATGCGGTCCTCAATGTTCTGTATTTCCCGCGCCGTAAGCGTGCGCAGCGCGGCCTGCTGAACTGCCTGAATACATTCCTGTCTCATTCAATTATCCTCTCAAGAAACACGCTACAGCCACATCAAACAAACTGGAATCCTGTATCGCCTGTTCATTCTCTCTGCTGGCTTCGTCCAGCACTTCCCGGGCACTACGCGACTGCGGGTTTCCTTCATCATCAAGAATGGTGATCATCATGTCTGGTGACTCAACAAGCGAGTCTTCCGCAATGCGAAGATCCATATCTCCGGCCTGTTCCGCCGTTGGCCTTTGCTCTGCCTGGCGCAATACGGCGCCGGGTTCAAATGGTGCAGTCTCGTCAGGAGTCCGGACCTCTGCCGTTTTGTAGAATGAAACAGCCTGAGCATTGAGATCTCTTTCTGCCTGCTGGCGTCTGGATAATTCAGCCCGCGCCTCAAAGTTAACCCCGCCTTCAACATTCGCCGCCAGATTATTCTTCGCCGTCTGAAGTCTGACCGACTCGTCATTGATACGCTGGTCAATATCACGAAGCCTTTCCTGACGCGCGGCGCGTGCGCGAGACAACTCACGACCGCTGCCTGAAGGTTGTTCGTTAAGCAATCCAGAGCGTTCCTGATTGAGAGTTTCAATAGATCTCTCGATGCCAGCAATATCAGTCTGCAACTGATTAACCTGATCAACGTTTAAAGCCTGAGCCGCTTGCTGCTCAAGCGCCCTGTTATCAGCTGCAATCTGAGTGCTGCCTTCATCTGTGCGATAAAGCGTTTCATCGATCGCCTGAGAAATCAGATTTCTGCGCCCGGGTATTTCAGTGAAAGAAGCCGGTTCCGCAATACTGGCCACATCAACCGCTCTGCCCTGGCTGACATCAGACATTGCTTTTTGCAGCGCCTGTATATGCGCGTCACGCGAAAGAACGTTAACCGGCACGCCGGGAGCAATATCAATTTCAGCATGATGGGCTACATTTGCCACCAGAGCCGCATCAACATCAGCAGGTGAAAATTCCGGTACACTGGCGACTTCGCCACGGGAGTTAATGAACCTGCCAACGCCGCCGAACGCCACCCCAAGAACAGCATCAATGGCGATAGCCTGCCGATCAAAAACATCGTACTGGTTCGCCATTTCGTTATAACCGCCATCACGCAGCGTCTTTGCGGTCAGTCCACGCTGCGCCATACCAAACGCAATGTTAGTCCCTGCGGCGTAGGCAATGTCCGGTGCTGCGCGTACTGCTGTGGCCGCTGCGCTGCGTACTGCACTTTCTCCTGTTCTTGCCAGTTGAGCGCCAACCCCTTCCGCAAGCGCACCGCCAGCGCGTAATCCCAGGCTCATCGGAATTAGAGTTCCGGCACCAGCCGTAATCCCCTGCACCAGACCTGCTTCTTGCGCTGTCCTGAAATCTACACCCTGCGCTGTCAGGCGTTCAAACTCAGAGAAACCCTGCAACGAAGTTACCGCCGCCGCGCCTCCTGCCGGACCAGCCAGCGTCGTCCCGACAACGGCCTGACCGCCCATGTCAAACAAGCCGTAAAGAACCTGCCCGGCGGTGCCAGTTGTCGCCGCGTCAGGAGTGAGGCGCTTTACCTGCTGCTCAGCAAGCTTGCGCTGTTCAGCAATGTATGAAGCCGATGTGTCATTGATGGACGTATTTTCATTAACAAACTGTGCGATCGGAGAGACGATCTTGTCCATCCCCGCCCACAGCAACTGATCGGGCTTTGCTACAAGTCCGGAGTACAGACCCGCCGCCGCCGCGCCAACCGTATTATCGAAGAATCCGACATCATTATTAAAGCCAGCAGGGTTTGACACCGCTTCATCAAGTTGCTGGTTCTGATTTACCGGGTTAAGGCCGAAGTAACTCATTGTGGAATATCTCCGGAGAAGCGCTGGCGCTGCTGTGTGAGATCGATAACAACAGGCGTACCGTCATTTTTCAGCAGATAACCGGTACCTAGTTTCACCAAGTACTGACTGTCACCATAGCTTTGCAGACCGTACTGCCCTGGTGGTGCTTTAATTCCAGCGCCGGTGACCTGTGCTTTCCAGGCCTGATCAACCTGCTTATCGAATTGCTCTGCTGACATGCCCCACGGCAGCAGGACGTTTCCCATTCCGTTATAATCATGCACGCCGCCAGTAGCTACGTTAACAGCCTGTTTCCAAGTGTCACTGTCAATCTCGCCAGACACCACGCCCTTTTTCGCCATTACACCAGCGTAATAGTCCTTTGCGATCTCATAGGCCATTGATGCGCCTTGCGCGTCACCAGCAAAGGCATCTTTCACCATGTCAGAGAACTCGAGGCGCAAATCGGTATCCTTCGGCATTGCGATACCCTTAGCATCATCACTTCCTTTTCGTGCGGCAGCGCCGGACAGGATGGTTTGCGCCGCTGTTTCTGGTGATACCGATACATCAGGATTGAACCAGTTTTTCTCTGCCACCATACCGCCTGGCTTATCCATCAGGATCCCGGCAACAGCAGCAGATGGTGCATTAGAGCTGATCTGCTGGAGTGCTGACATGTAGACCTTCCCACCTCCGGTACTCTGGCGGATGGTATCGAGATACGCTGACTGCTGTGAAACTGGCGCATCACGGAAGAAAGTACCGATCTGATTCGCTTCTTCTTTAGAGAAGAACGTCAGCGGCGTACCGTATGCTTTTGCCAGATCGTTAACCTGTGCAGCACGCAACGCGATACTCTGCCCGAAGTTTGTCTGATTGTTCATGTCAATCGGCTTCGTCTGCCCGGCGGCCAGCGAGAACTGCACAGGGTCAGCCTGGCGCTGCTTGATTACCTGATTTGCAGCGGTAACCACATTGTCATAAAGCGCGGCGCGTGACGCGTAGCCTTCACCAGTTTCACCGGTATCAGGGCGCAACTGATCAACGTATGCGGTAATGCTGCTCGTAGGCATGTTGCGGAACGAACCAATATACTGTCCGGCGATCTGCGTATTTTTAAATTCGGTGTACTGAAGGTTGCCCTCGCGCACACCATAAGCCGCCATGAAAGCTGCCTCATCCGGAGGGTCAGGAAACTCAACGCCGCGCATGTATGCCGCCGTTGCATCACGCACCTGACTATCAATCGTCGTTTTATACTCTGCCTGCTGCTGACGGCGCATCTGATCAGCCTGCCGCATGAAGCTGGCCTGCGCTTCTGGCGATGCCGCATCGAATGCTGCGTTGCCGGTGTAGCGTTTGGTATTTGTTGGAATTGATGACAGCCCAAGAGCCGCGCTGACGCCGTTGGTTAACTGCTGATCGCTGTATGGCTGGCTGCCGTTCTCATGCTGGATAATTGCAGCGCACAGAGCCTTCAGCGTGTCAGGGTTTGATGAATCCAGAGGTTCATCAGCAGATACGCCCAACTGCTCGCACACCGCTTTGATATACGCGGCTGTGTCATTGTTGTCAGTTGGCGGCGCCCAGCGATTAATGATCTCGCTGACCGTATCAATACCCTGACGCTGATATGACATCAGGTTACGACCGAGAGCGCGGATCCCGTGCTCAGGCGTTTCGAATTTAGCAAACCGGCCGTCATCACCGTTCTGTCCTACCCAGGGATTCGATTTGCTGTATTCCAGGTTTCCCGGATTGTTATTGCGAATGCCGCGGGCGGCGTCACCCGGCGAGCCATCGGAAACCGCCCGGCGGGAACCGGTAACTGTATCGCTTAGTTCGCCGTTACTCTGGATGAATGCAGTCGCGTTATTGGCTGACCACTGGGAGAGGGCAGCATCTGCCACCTTCTCTTTAAATTCGACTTTCTTGGCCTGAATCTGCTCATCACTCCAGCCATGCGCAGCGCCATATTCATCGATCTGCTGAAAGGTTTGCTGGTTCGCAGATACATACGCAGCATTGTCGCCATACATTACTGCAGCATTCTTGCCATTATTCAGAAGCGTAGCCTGGAACTGTCCTTCTTCATACGCATTAATTTGCCCGATCTCATGTCGCCCGGCCTGTGTGGTGAACTGTACGCGATACTGCTGCGCCTGCTGCATGAACGCGTTGCGCGACTGATCGTCTGGCAGAGTCATCGCCAGTTGTTCGACCTGTGAATCAAATTGCTGCGTATACTCCTCGCCCTTGCCGATCGCATTTTTCCCTTTCAGGTTGAGTAGACCGGTCTCCGGGTTATTAAGCAGGTCACTACTGATCTGGCTCAGACTCAGGGAGGCATCCTGTGCCATCGCAACATTAGCCCGCTGCTTAGCCTGGGCTAATACTCCCGCATACTGTTCGGCAACGCCGCCGAACACCTCGCCCATATTTGGCGTCTGGAATGCTGTAAATCCCTGTGTTGACACACCCCTGCTCTGAACCTGACGGCCTGATGTGGTTGGTACAACTGGCATATTGTTCTCTCCCTATCGACCTGTCGGAGTTCCAACCGCGGCGGAAATAGGCGCCGCTTTCTGAGTGAACGGCGACCACGTTCCACCACCCATCTGATAAGCGCCGTAGGCTTTCAGTGGAGCAGTTAACAGGGTCTGAGTCATTGCCGAACTTCCTGCGCTTTGAGCTGCATTAGACTGCGTCTGGTAATTTGCAGACTGAACCTGATAGCCGTATGCCTCTCGCTGCGCGTTATTAACCGTCGTCAGGGAATCCAGAGTGCCAAATTGTGCATTGTCGCCGAAAACATCCAGTGCTGTCCCGCTGCTGAGTTCCGCGCCTGTTGCGCCCATTGTTGCCGCCGCAGTGCCGGCACGCTGACGCATTTCACGACGGCGTTGATCTGCCTCGATATTGCCGCGGTTGATGGCATCCTGAGCCTGAGCCTCTGCCACATCAGCATTCTGATCCGCTACTGCTGACTGATATTTTGCCTGTTGGTTCTGGCTGTACATTGACGCGGCGGTAGACGCCACAGTGACAGCAACCATTGCGATAGCCGGGCTACACATTATTTTCTCTCCATGTGAAAGCGGTGGAAATTGAGGCCAAGCGCACCATAGGGCGCTGCATCTTCAAGCCTGAAGCCGAGCCAGTGCAGCCAGGCTTTGGCAACATGGTTTCGTTCGTCGACATAGTTTTCCAGATGCGGATAAACGGCCAGCATGTCCTGAAGTGCATGGCGGCTACGGCGAAGGAAGGTTTTCTGGTACTTCTCCACCAGGGGGGTGCTGACAAGCCAGGGTATGCCGTTGCCGCCGATCATTGACGCTGGCGACACGCCGAACATGGTGACCAGTTCGCCATTTGCAAAACCAGACCATGCCATTGTTGCAGTACGCAGGCCAACACGTAACGCCGCCTCTGTCGTCATCAGAGAGACGGCATATAGTTCATCAATATCAGCCTGACGAACGTCAGGCAGAATCATCTGCAAGTGGCATTCGGTTGCCGGAAGTAATTGAACATCGATCATCAGAATCCCCCTACCGTCAGACGAGGAATAACGGCCAGTACGGAAAGCGGCAGCGGGTCAAGTTGACGTATTTTTACGCGCCCGTTTTTTCCCCAGTTACTGTCCAGCTTCACTTCCACTTTGCCGGTTGCATCATCAACAGGATCGTCGTAGAACTCGAATTCACGCTGCGGGTATTCGTACCATTTGCCACCCGGAGTAGTAGCCAAGATACCGCGGCTGGCATTCACCACCAGTGTTACCGTCGGAATGACCTGTTTTTTATCCAGCAGGGTTTCCTGTCCGTTGATATTGATGTCCAGCGTTTCAAATTCTGCGGTGATAGGCAGGCCGATATGAACAACTGCGCCGGGAGATTCCAGCGTGACAGATCCACCAGAAACCACTTTCTGAGGTTCAACGCTGCCATCCGAAAGAATATTTACCGTCTGCCCCTCAAGGTGGGACAGCCCGCCGAAAGTATGCCTCGCCATCTGCCAGTTGGTGGTGGCAACATTTCGAAGCGCCGGTGGCACGTTTCTATTTGCACGAACAACCACGGCGGTACTGCTGGCAACCGACAGGATGTCGCAACGCAATTCCATCGCTACTGATGCGCCTGTATCCGGGTCGGTTCCCATGTATGGAAACTGAATCTGCGCACTGACATCATTACTGGTGAAATAAGAGCCGCCAGTAACGTTAATTGTATAATCAACGCGATAATCCCAGTCACCGGATCCGCCGGTAATGCTCATCGTTCGTGAAGATGAGTTCCGCCCGTCATAGCTAAGCCCGGAATCGACGAAGAAGGCGTCTTCATCACTGGTAAACATTCGGCTTGAAAGGCGCTCGATATACCGCACCACCTGACCATTAACCGTGCGATTGACGATGAAATACACAGCATCTTCATTTCCTTCGCTGATACAGCATGTGCTTTCGTATTTACCGGTACTGGACTGCGGAGCCCACGCAAAAACCTGCTGATCGCGCAGGTAGGTCATCACCAGCAGCCTTCCGTCATCGCGAATACAGAACGCGCTGGAGTACGGCACAATACAGAATGACCAGTCGATAATGCTGCGCTTCTGGAACAGATGATTAGCCAGAATCGTCAGGTCATTCCCCTGATACCCATCAACGTCGAATGAGTACGCCAGGTCGCGCACAACGCTCCCCTTCTCCTGGACGAATAGCGCGATGTTTGCCACGGCTATCGGCGGCACGTTGCTGGAGCCATTGGAACCCTGTGAACTGAATGCAAACGCAGACGGCGTGAGCACTTTATTCTGATCACCAGTGATAACGTATTCCCCCCCGGAGGTCAGCGCCACCAGCGAACCTACGTCGATCAGATGGCGAATTTCATTCACCTGCCGACCGGCGTAGGTGTAAATGATCCGGTCATCGTCCTGAGTAGGGTTGTTCTTGCCGAAGTCTTTGTAATCCCCTGTGCGGCTGGCCCAGATAGTCTGCGGGTATGCGGTGGAGGCTGCGAAATAGAGACGCTGCTGATAATAAACAACGGTGCCGGGATACCCGTTTACGCCGTTCCATGCGTACCGCGCCCACTTATAGCTGGAGTTTTCTGATCCGACGACCTGCGACGGGATGTATGAAATTACGTCAGCGATTGCCGTTGTTCCATTGGCCGTAGTGATGCGCACGATACCAAACCCGCTATGCAGATACTCCCACTGGATCCCTGTGTCATCATCGCCAGTTCCGCCCCATCCATCCCAAGCCATCCCATCCGTGTGAGACGGTCGCAGCGTGCCGGTTTTACCGGCAGTGTTCGCACGATAATAATTACTGTCGGCGCGACGCACATCGTTTATTTCCGTGCTCTTACTTGTTTCCCATACGGGAACAGAATCAACAGCTGGCTGCTCCAGGTAGAATAGTTTCCCAACCTGCTCAGCACCGAAAATAGAAGAACTGGCCGTCAGCGTAATTGTCCCGGTGCTGGCGCTGGCATATACCGTTACAGATTCATCGACATTTATGTCCTCAAATGGTCCATTTTTCGTCTCAACATCGACCAATTGCCAGTTGTCATGCGCATACCGACGCAGTTCTTTCGGCGGGTAGGATGGGTGAACCAGGGTGAGAACGTCAGCGCTCTGCGTGAATTTAATACGGAAGAGATCGGCTTCAGCGTATGGCGTGGCAATCTCATAAATAACGTTGCTGCTGTTCAGCACCAGCGCACCGTCCTTGATAACGCGCATGTACTGGTGACCAAACTCCAGAGCATAAGTCTGTACTGTCGAGAACTGAAACGGGATCAGGCGGCACTTTCTGTCGGCGTACTTGGACGCACCAACAAATCGGGTTCCCGGGCGATTCTCGACACCGCCGTACTGGCGCACGATGAAATTGTCGCACTTACGAAGCGCGACCTGATATTTCGCCATGTCAATACGCCCATACAAAGATGGGCCAATCTCTCCACCGGCGAAGCTGGGCTGGATCCAACTGATAGCCATCAGGACAACCTCGCTACGGTAAATTCATCAACTGGCGGTTGCGGTTCCTGGGATTCGTTCTGGCTGTGAGAGCCAGCACTCAGGATCACGCGGTTGTACATGTTGAGGGCGAAGTTGCCGAGATCAGCATTGCCGGTGAGTGCCATGTTGATGGCCGCAGCCAGACGCCACGCCAACGCTTCCATGAAAATAGCGTCGAACATGTTCACGTCAGTAATACGCGTGACATATTTGAGCCATGCCTGCGCCTGGTCTGTGTAAATCAGTTTTCCGGTGCCGTCGGCATCTGCACCAACTTCATACTGAACGCGCATTGCAGCAGTGGGATTGCGAACGCCGGGAAGCATAATTTCAGTGATGCGCAGACAGTCTGACGGATACTGATACGCATATGCCCAGTCTGGCGGTGGGTTGTTCGTGTCAGCCAGCGCCACGCGTTTTGTGGCGAAGTTCCAGTCAAAGTCCGACAGCACAGAATCCCTGCATGCCTCGAAATGCAGGGAACATTCACCGGCCTCTTTGCTGGCTTCATTCAGACTGTTAATGCTGCGGCTGTTACCAATGTTCGACAGCGCACGGTTGCAGATCTCGACAACTGAGGCCATCAATCACCCCCATTGCCATAGAGAGTCTCAGCCGCTGATTTCTCCTGCTCTCCTGATGCTGGCGCGATCGCCATATCGGTGATCTGGAGATCGGCGCTACGGTTAACACCATCATCAGTTTCGCGTGCAGACAGCCCGCGAATTACTGCTTTCGCAGTAATCATCACTTCGGTACCTACACCCTGTGGCTGTGCTTTCAGCTTGTTCAGCGTTTCATTGTTCAGCGTGATGCACAGTCCCCACGGGTATTCGTCGCGGGTTTTGGTTTCTCCGCTCTCGTCCTGGTAGCTGTCGGTGCCGGTTTTGAGGTTTACCAGTTCCATATACACTCCTGCAATAAAGGGGCCGAAGCCCCTTGTCTGATACGCGAGACTTACACGCCCAGTTCTTTACGCTTATCTGCGATTTTCTCGCGAAGCGTTTCAGCTTTGGCGTTATGGTGCGGTTTCTCGTTAAAGAGCATTTCATACTCTTCGCGGATCTTATCCAGATCGCCATCTTCGGCTGCATCGTTGATGGGGTTGGCACTGGCTACTACTGCTGCCTTGCCTGTAACTTTTGCTTTCGCTGCCTTCGCAGCATCGTTGATGGGTTCCAGTGCACTACCTGGCTCGCCGTCGTATTCAATTTCTGATCCCTCCGGCCACAGGTTATTGTGGATATGAGAGAGGCGCAGAACGCGGTACTTTGGTTTCTCACCTGACATCGAAATCCCCTTAACCAGTCACTTTGGAACGGATCGGATACGGTGTATTCGCATCAACATCCAGGTTAATACCAGAAGTGAATGCGCCAGCCGTAAGCGGACCAGTACCGACGGAATAATTCACACGCAGATAGCGAAGAACTCCGGACGGAACTTTCGCTGATGCAACACGATTACCAGCAGTCAATTTAGCCAAAGCAAGAGCGCCGCTATCGTAGATAGTGGTCCATGTGCTGTTATCTGAACTGGTCTGCAACTGCACGTTTACCGTGGCAGCACCGTCAGCGGTTGCGGTAGTATTCACCATCGCCCAGAACTCAAGCGGATAACCGACACCTATATCGCGGCGGGCGCCATCAATAGGTCCGAGGTCAATTACATCGGTAGAAGCTGCGGAAGCCGTAACTGCCTGCGCTTCGGAGAACATCAACAGTTTGTCGAGGATCATCTTCTTTCTCCATTAATGGGCCAGTTAAGGCCCACAGGTTAATAACAGGCGTTACACCACGCGCGCTTCAGTTTCCAGAAGTGCGTCAGTTTCACGGATCGGCACACCGCGAAGCGCTGTCCACCATTCACCTTCGGTCTCTTTCACGCTGATCGCCAGAGAACTCTTCTCCAGAGATTGCAGGTCAAGCGCTTCGTTAATGGTTCTGTTCATGTAGAAAACAGGACGGCCCATCCCACGGTTTGGGATTCGATGAAGAGCACGAATCATCAGTTTTGCGATATTCGCGGCAGTAGCAGGATCATCAAGATTACTGACATCGATGTTTGCGATACGGACAACGTAGCGCCAGTCACGTAGGGTCAGGCCGTTATCCCATTTGTAATGGGTGCGGTAGCCCTGATATTTACCACCATCTGGATCAATCAGGGTTTGTTCCCCAAGATCCTGATGCTGAAGGCCTGCCTTCTGACCTTTAGGGAAGGTGCCATGCACAGTGTTTTCACCCCATACCACCAGCCAGATAGAGGTGTTATCTGTTCCGGTTCCACCAGCATCAATGATGTTCTGCGCATTACCCGCCGAAAGGCTGGAATAACGAGAAGAAAGGCCCATGAACTGCTGCGGGTTAACGCTGGAGTCGCCATAGAACAGTGTCTGCGCCATCTGTTGATTCATTGCTTCGATGAATGCCCGGTCTTCAGACAGGCGGAATTCAGCAGTGTTACCGTTCAGGTCAGCCAGTGACTTGTCGACTTCAGAGTACGTTTCCAACATCCCGCAGGAGTCAGTTACCTGAACAGTGGTAGACTTACCTTGTTTGACGCCGTAATTAAGCAAGCGCCATGTTGCAGTCGGCAAGCCGGTGCGCACGGTGGTGCGGTGGCCTGTTGGAAGGTTACCTTCAACGAAAGGCATGTCCTGAAGAATCGGGTTAGTTTGCGCGAGAAGCTCGATGATTTTATCGACTTTCCCGTTAGGGTCGATGCGCTTACCCCAATCTGCCAGCGTCAGCGCAGTTAAGCCTTTAACAGCCATGTTTATTTCCTCTTATTTGCCATAGAGCACTTCGGCCGCACTACGCTGGCCATCATTCTTACCGGTTACCATGCCGTCTTCAGACATGGCCTTACCGATTTTCACGAACGTTTTCACCAGATCAGGGTGATTACCAAGACCGGTGGTGTTCAGATATTCTTTCAGTTCGGGTGTACCAAACAGGTCAAGCGCGCGCTGCGCGGCGCTGAGGTTCGATGTTAGCTTGTCGCCGCCGATCTCTTTGTCGGCTTTTACATCTGCCGCCCACTGCTCGGTGGTCTGCTGCCAGGCTTCGGCCTGACGTTGCTGTACACCTGCGAGAATTTTCGGGTATGCGTCCACCAGCTTCTGAGCCTGCTCATTTGTCAGGTTCAGTTCGCGCGCCACCGGCTCGAAGTCCTTCAGCGCTTCAGTGTCCAACTCAACGCCCTCAGCGGCCTGAAACTCGTATTTCTCCGGCGCGCCTTCGGGCTTGTCGTCTTCTTTCTTTTCAGCCGGTTTATCGCCTTCCTTCTTCTCACCATCAGCAGGCTTATCCTCTGCTGGTTTGGCGCCGTCAGCGCCTGGTTGTGACGTGTCACTTTCCTTTGGTGCAGGCTCGCCAGCCGGAGCCGGATTTTCGCCAGCAGGTGCTGCGGGTTCTGACGCTGCCGGCGCTGCGCCGCCATCAGCAGGCTGTTCATTGCAAAGGCGGCTATACAGCAAACGCTCAAATAAATTCATGTTCACTCCTGTTCACTGGCCTCTGCGGCCATCTTCAGATACTGATCCGGGCAGTGCGCCATTACGCGCTGAAACAACTCCAGCGCCAGATTGCGCTGCCCTTCGTTGAATGCCATTGCCAGCGCGTCCATCGGCGGAATGGCGGAAAATACACGCCCTTTTTCCAGCACTGACCAGATGACGCGGCGGCCCTGCTTGCTGTCCATGACGAAACGAATGTCGTCGATTTCGCGCTGAGCCAGATCGCGCTGCTTACGCGCGTTCTCTTCCTTTAGTTTGTCATCGTCATAATCGATCATTGCTGCTGCCCGCCCGCTGCCTGAGCCATTGCTGACAGAGCGCTGGGATCTTTCATCTGCGTCTCACTGAGAGTCTTCGCCCCCTGTGCCGCTACCTGAGCCATCGCCATTGCCTGCTGTTGCTGTTGCTGCTGCGCGCGCTGCTGTCGGGTTTGTTCAACCTGTTCCTGCGGAACAATGACCGTCGGTGACACGCCGGACATATCAGCAAATGCGTCGATCGCCTGATCAACGTTGAGTTTGTCGAGTGCTTCTGGTTTGGCCTGTGCAAGCTGACCGATGAAATTAACCGTGGATGCCAGGCTGGAAAGGCCGATAGACTTCTGCGCCTGTGCCATGACGGATATGTATTCCACCTTAAGCGGCATGCCTTCCATCACGTCAGGCGGCTGTGGCAGCATGTTTTTGCGCACCATCATCGAGAAAGCCCGATCAATAAGCGGGTTCAGGCACTCGTCGTTCAGGCGCTCCAGCACCGGGCCGAGCATCAGGAGCTTTTCTTCCTTCATCTCGATTACCGCTTCCACCGGCATTGAGCGGGTGTTGATGTTTTGCAACATCATGAACAGATCGACAAAGTAGGCACTGTTGATGGTCTGCCGCGTGTCCTGAATGTCAGCCACCAGATCAGCAGTACTCGGATTGACCAGATAAGCGGGTTTTAAACCATCCTGGCCTGTCATCTGGTCGATATAAGTGATATCGCCTGGCAACAGTGAAACGCGCTGATTCTTGAGCGATGTTGGCCCAACCATCGGCGGGTTAGTGGCTTTATCGATCAACTGAGATTTGCGCTTCTGGAGAAGTTGCAGCGCCTTAACCGGACCAAGCGCCAGCATGCCAGGACAGGACGAGCCATACACATCTTCGCCGTTCACTTCCCAGCGCGGCGCCATGATCGGAAATTCATCGAATCCGGATTCACGCAACAGTTTGTCGTTGTCGCCGCCGACTTCGTAATAAACGGATTTGAACGGTTTATTCTTGCTGTCCAGCTTTTCCGTATCGCGGTCGATGTTTGGATATACTGAGTGAATCACATCAACCCACTTCTCATACGTGCCGCTTTCCCACATCCCCTTCACTGATTCGCTGACGTTGTTCAGGCCGAATTCCTGCACAAGCTGGCGAACAGTCATGGAGAACTTACGGAAACAGGTATCAACACTTCCACGCGGAGAGTTTGCCAGGTAGTAACTGCCTATCGGGAACGGCATCGTGCGGATAATGTCTTCGTCATCATCCAGTACCGCCATTGCGCCGGTGCTGTATGTACCTAAGCTGCCGTATAACTGCGGCAGCGACTGGTACAGATTCGACTTGTTGAACATATCGTTCATACGATTCTGCACCGTCTCCAGCCATAGCTTGACCGGACCATAGTCCATCATGTCGGGATCAGGAGTCGCCAGGCGAAACCACGGACGCGCCGGGCTGGTAATGCCGGACATCATGCCACTGGCAAGTGTACGAGCCGCCATAGTTCCGGTGGAGTCGATGATCCGGGTATTGCGTCGGTCGTTACGGTTGGCCTCTGATGTCAGAAAGCGGGAACCGCGCGGATTGATATAGTCGCTCAGCTCACGCCAGTGTGGTTCGAACGACTGACGCTCGTTTTCAAGCTGCGAGAACTGTTTGTTCAACCGCTCTTTCGTTGTTTCCGCCATGACAATGACCCCGATTACTGACCGAGCAGTGTTTTGCCGCTGGTATTGGCCGTTGAGGTATCACCCTGCGATCCGGTCAGCAGAGTAGAGCTACGTCCGGCGGCGGCACGACGGCGACGGGTTTCTTCGTCGCGCGCGTCAACGACAGCAGCATCCTGCTCCTGCGGCGCTGCCTGCACTTCCGGTGCCGCTGGCACTGATGGAGAACTACCCATGCACATAACAATGACTCCGTACGCTGTTAAATTATTACCAATTTAACCACATATGTTTTATTTAGCGTAGAATATTGACATATTACGCATCAATAATTACCCTACAGGTAATTAAATAATGCAGGCGGCGGAGATGGCACCGCTCCGGAGACGTAACCGGAACACATCTGAAAGCGCGCTTCAGTGAATGACCTGTGAGCCTTGTCGTTAAATCCAAACGGTGGAGCGCGCTTTAAGTTGTGGTGAATAAGGCATTGATCCGGCAACCACCGGTGATTGTCAGAAGCAACTGCGCAGAGTTGCTATACCGAATAGACTGCGCCCACAACCCAATCACGCCTTAGGACCGTGATAACCGTAGTGCCAGTGCAAACTTGGCGGTGGCAGTTTCCTTGAAGGATTGTCGCCGTCCTTTTTACACCAGAGCGCCATTGCGATGACGCTGTGTTGTAAACCCGTAACAGCTAAGGAAGGCACCCTTGCTTCAAGTTCGCCCGGCTCGTCCGGGCATTTTTTTTGCCTGCGATTTACCTAAGGGGTATTATCAAGCATCACACAGCGAGGAGGTTTTATGTCAGAGCAGGCTTATGATTTAACTAAAATTAAAGAGATTGACCAGACCGACGATCCTCAGAAGGCAAACCATCTGCTGGCTAATGGGTGGGTGTTACTGAAGGTTACTGAATCGCAGTCTCATGATGATTACGGCGCCTTATATTCAACAGTTTGGTTTACTATTGGCAATCCACAATAATATCAGGCCCGCCGATGTGCGGGCTTTTTTATGCAAATGGATCATAGTCTGTGATGGCCTTGCCCTGCTGCTGTCGCGGATCATTAACCTTCTTCGTTACAGGGAATGCAAACGTCAGCAACAGCGCATCACCCTTACCAGGCGATCGCCCTAACCGCTCTTTGATGTCTTCCTTCGGTTCAATGACAATCTTGCCGTCAACCCTGACCTTGTATTCCGCCGCCGACAGATCGTCAGCCGTCTCCTGGTCATCCAGCGCGCCACCGAGCTTCAGCCACGTTTTGCAGCTATTGAACATCTCACCGCGCTTGTTAAGCATCTGCGGGTCAGTAGATGCACCCCCGAACGGCACAAGTTGCCATGTCCGGCCCCACCCGTCACCGATGGACTTCAGGCCGGTACCGTAACCGAAGTCTATAAACACAGCATCAGCTTGGTACTGATCTTCAAAGTCGGCGATACGCTTCGCCATAATCAGATCGTCGGTGGTCTTGTTGCCGGTCCAGAGGACTTTGCTGTGCAGCCCCTGGCGCAGGTATATCACTGCGTCATCCACGCCGGAATACGCCGGGTCGACGCCGATAATCACCGGGGCATGCGCCACCTGTGCCGCAGTAACCACACGTTTCATCGCCTCGTCAGTGAGTCCGGTCGGGATAAACTGGAGCTCAGACGCGTCAGGAAAGATCCCGCGCACACGAACCTTCACGAAGTCGGAATCCTCGCCGTAGTCGTCAACCCATTTCTGCAACTGCTGTTTGTTAGTGCCTTCCACGGTTCGACTGTCAATCTGCGCACACTTCCAGCGGTGCTTGTATTTGCGGAAGCACTCGCGGAAACGCCCGGTATTACGCGTCGGGTTGCCGAACGCCACCCAGATAATTTCGGTATCTTCATCCGTCAGCGCGCCCTCGGCAACCTCCCAGACCAGATCGGCAATGTTGGATGCTTCGTCGAATACGACGATGATGCGCTTGCGCTCGTTGTGCAGCCCGGCGAATGCTTCAGTGTTGTGCTCAGACCATGGAATAGCGTCAGCGCGCCAGCGCTTGTCGTGTCCCGGATCGTTGCTGTACATCGCTGTGGCGGTGCAGGTGAACCACTCTTTCGTAATAGCCAAGTTCGACCATTTGATGATTTCCGGCCAGGTCTTTGTGCGCAGCTGGTTGTCGGTGTTGGCTGTCACGACCACCTTGCAGTCTTCACAGGTAGACATGCCCCAGTTGATCAGCATCGAGATGAAAGCGGATTTACCGATGCCGTGGCCGGATGCGCGGGCAAGCATCAACGGCTGGTGGCGCGTCGCGGGATTCTGCAGGTGATCGCGTATCTCGCGGAACGCGTCAGCCTGCCATTTACGCGGCCCGGTGGCGTGCGCCAGTTCAGTGCCATCCTCGCCCCACGGGAATGCATACAGCGCATAACCAAGAGGGTCATACGTGAAGGAGGCAATATCCTCGACGAGCTGATCTTCCGGCGACATGGCTGCGGCTGTCATTCTTCACCACCAGCCTGCTCTTTTACGCGGCGCCGAGCGGCGGCCATGCGGTCGGCAATAGTGACGGTGCCGGAAACCTCCAGGCGCTCTTTGAACGCATTGACGTCGACGTGCTTACCGATAAGCTCAATGTTTTTCACCTTGTCCGGCCATTTGATTTTTTTGAGGATGGTCTCTATCGAATCCTCGTTCAAGTTCATGATGGTCGACGACAGGTCGAAACCGCTGAGGGTTGTACGCCATATCTTCGGCCATTCGCGGATCGGCTTCAGGCTTCCGTCGTCATTCAGGATGTCCAACACGTCCATCTGGTCGATTTCCACCAGCCGCATCAGGACGTAATCGGCGCTGACGCGCAGGCGCTTATTGCGATCCTCCATCAGCATGGCGATGCGTTTCTGAATACGCTCATCGCGCATCATGATGCTGGCTTTGACGTGTGCAGTCTTATATGAGAACCCGGCGTTAATGGCCGCCTGAGTCTGGTTTTCAGGCGTCTGAATGTATGACTGGCAGTAAGCCTCCTGCATTGCTGTCAGGGGCTTATACTGCGTTGATTTGCGTTTGTGTGCTTTTGGCTCAGCAGGCATTGTAACCACCAAGGTAATAATTACCGTTGTGGTAATAGTATCATGGTGGCGTAAATGTTACATAACGGGAATGTCGTCGTCGGGTTGTCTGGCCCGGTTAATCAGGTGAGTGACGACGCCCTGTATCACAGCATCGTCCAGCGCGTCGCCTTCAATAGCCTCTCCGTCGTCAGTGATCAACGCACGCCCACGAACAACGGCAAACTGGATATGCCCGCAGAAAGAAACCAGAACGGTATCGCCCTGCCCTGGCTTCATCGAAACGTTAATGACGGCAAAACCTTGCGACGTTTCTATCGTGCGGCAGTTACCGTCGTAGTTACATAGAACCGGAACAGACAGGGTTGTCTCTGCATAGTCCTTGGCGGGAGAAGGAAAGCCCATGATGGCACCTCACATAAAATACTGTATATTTAAACAGTATAATCATGTGGGGATTTAGTCAATACGCCGTGACATGTCACACCGCAAGTTTCGTTTCGTGCCATCCCTGCGTAACCCAGCAGGACGAATCACCGGCACACGGGCATGATGCCACCGGCAGGCTGTCGCCGCACTTCCCGCACCGGTTGGCGCTGATGGATTTTATGCGACCACGGACCCGCGCGTCATCCTGGCGGATCAGCAGCGCAATGTATTCACCCATTTCATACGGCGCACGACCAGGGCGCCGGGCGGCGCAGTTCCGCTCCAGCATTTCCAGTTCCTGCGCATCCAGTACCAGTTCAATCTTGCGCTCACCGGCGGCAGACTGGCGGGCTCGCTATCAGCCTTGCGGCGTTCCTGTAGCTCTGCCGGTTCATAGGTCGCCGCGAAAATATCTGGTTTACACGGATAATGCTCACCCTGGACGCCGCGAATAATCCAATCGCCCGGAAGTGCATCCATCACCCCTTCCAAGGTGTAAATTTTGAACCGGTTGCCGTCTCCGCGCACGTGGGCCACATACTCATCCATGTCAGCAAACCAACCACCCCAGCGCGGGTGTTTACCAGTAAATTCAATTACGGCTGGCAGGTTTTCGCCTGTCCACTGAATAGCAGAAATCGTTACTGGTTTTTTAGTGAACTGCTTTACGTCTGTTATTTTGTCATTGGTCATTTGGTCTACACTCCATAAACGCTTTAATAAATTCAGCCGCTACTTGTGGGACTATCGCGTTACCGTAACCGCGCAGGCGTCCCACTCTGGCGGGAATCCCATTAGCCAGCGGGAATGTGCCGGATTCAACTGGCCTGAATCTTCCATCCCGGCATCCAAGCCAGTCAGCACCTGACCAGTGGCTGTGATGCGCGTAGCCGTCTTTATTCCCTGCTCCGATGCGTAGTCCAGCCGGTCGTAAGTCCTGTCCTTTCCATCCTGACGAATTACAGTCGGGCCACTCCCCCTGTGGTCGTTTGCCATTGGTGCCTGCCAGGCTGCAATTGCCGCAACATCCTGTAATCGTTGCTGGATTTTCGTTCCGTCTGACCTGTACATTTTCAAGGCCGCATCTTCGCAGGCCTTCCTGTCGTTGTTGTTTGCGCACGGTGTCGGCCAGTAGCGCGGCACCAAAGAAGATTCTGTCTCTTTTGTGCGGAGCGCCGACGCCTGCCGCTGGTAGTACGGCAAACCCGCTGGCGTAACCTTCTTCTGACATTTCAATGAGTAGAGCATCAATCCAGTTATCCTTTTTAACTGCATTTGCAACCTGTTCTCCAAAGATGACTGAAGGGCGACATTCACTGACGAGATCGAGAAAGGCCGGAGCCAGGTGACGTGAATCGTCAGTCCCGCGACCTGCGCCAGCCACACTGAAAGGCTGGCACGGCGGACTGCCCGTCCAGCACGGGAAAGAGTCGGGAACACCTGCGAGTCGCAAGGCGTATGACCATCCACCGATACCGGCGAAGAAGTGGCATTGCGTGAAACCTGCAAGGTCACTTGGGGCAACTTCAAGAATACTTCTGTCATCAACAATTCCCGTGGCGATAAGCCTTTCTTTTATTAAATTTCGCAACCATTGCGCGGCGAACGGATCGAATTCGTTGTAATAGGCCGTCATTCTGTTATCGCCCCCTTATGGAGCGTCTCCGTTTTGCTTTTCAGGAGTCAGTGATTTTTCCGGAACGCCGATGTAACCACCGCGCTCCATCTTCACGACAACAACTGCACCATCATGAGCAACGACGCGACAGCGGCGCTTTTCCCATTTGCTAGTGTGAATGCAGTGTGTTCCGACTGCGATTGTAGGCTGTTTCGTCACTGTCCTTCTCCTTCGATAACCTTGATGCCAGCGGCATGGATTGCATTAGCACATTCATTTCTCATGCTGGATGCACCAGCAGCAAATCCCTCGTACCGCTCAGAAGTAGAGCCAAGAACTGGAAGTTTAGGGAGGCAAACTGTCCGCGCCTCCAGCTCTGCTATGCGACTCTCGGCACTGTTTGCACGGATGTGTTGTGTAATAAGCGATCGATTCGCCATTACTAATTTCTCGCGCTCTGCATTTAATGCAGCCGCCAGCTTATCTGCGCGGTACCGCTCATTATCAAAGCTGATACGCCAGTTTTCCCGCTCCTGCTCTGCGGCTGCCAGTTGCTCCCGTGCCTGTCGCATATCATCACGCAGCGCCAGCGCCACGGCTTCGATCGCGTCTTTTTCCCGCTGGAGTTGAATATTCTCATCCAGCAGCGCCAGCATTCGCTCAGCGATAGCCACTTCGTCAGGGAATTCTTTTTCCCATGCCTCATTCAGCAATTTGCAGCTGACAGGATTCATACTGAATCGCTCAACCATGAGGGATGCCAGTTCTTTTGTTTTTGCTGTTACTGCCTGTTTGTCGATGTTGCTCATTGGGCAGCCTCCATTAGTTGCATTACGTGTCGCTTGTGCTCTTCGCTTTGCGGAACGCCAGTAAAGTTCACCACCATGAAATAAGCCAAGCGATCCTTGTACGTCACCTCATCCAGCACAACTGCTGGGAGTGGACGACGCCCAAATACCAATTGCTCCGCACGAGTCATGTCTCGCCAGTAAAGCGGACCATCAGCTAGGATGATTGGAATCTCATTGGTGATGAATTTTTTCAAAGTGGTGAGACGCTGCTTACCGTCAACAACTTCTATGTAAGGAAGTTCACGCGAACACCAGTCAGGTGCCTTTGCCAGCGCCACTGAGCCGATAGGAAAACCAGAAATAACTGCGTTTAAGAATGCCTGCTGCTCTTCATGCCCCCAGACATACCCGCGCTGATAATTGGCATCAAAATCAAGTTCACCACCAATGATCCAGTGAATGTACATATAAACCGGGTACTCACCGGTGCGCGCGTCGAATACCTGAGCATTGCGAATTCGGTTGCTCATTGAGCTGCCTCCTCAAAAATGACTTCACCATCCAGACCACCGACCTGATACAGGATCGAACCATCCTCCCGATATTCCATCGGCGCCGCACTCCAGCCTGCGCCATTCGGATCGTCATCATCGCCAACCTGAATAAAGCCGCCAGCAACGACATTAGCCGGGTACGATTCACCTTCAGTCCACCAGCCTTCGCAATCTTTGAGACATTTAACGATCACTCTGCACTCTCCTGTTTTTGCTGTGCTGCCGGGTTAATCCATAAGCATTCCGTGCGTTGAACAGAACCGGCAGATCCATTTGCAGCTGTAGTGCGAGTCACTCGCTTCCACCCGGTCAGCGCGTTGTTGTATAGGTCGGAGTTGTAACCGCAGACAATCACAGCGCCACGCAGTTCTTTCAGCGCATTAAGCAGTTCTGCGTGCTGCGCATTGGTCATTTCGAATCGATAAGCGCTATTTTTTGCTGTTTCGACACGGGTTTCATGAACATACGGCGGATCAACAAAATGCAGCGTCGAAACGGTATCGTGATCGCGCATACACTGAATGGCGTCACGGTTCTCAATCAAGACCCCTGCAAATCGGCTACCAACAGCGGCCAGATTGTCTGGCTGCCGCGCCCATATTTTTTGGGCGGTTGCGCTATTGCGTTTGGTGTCGAGGCGAAAACCTGTCTTGCCCTTCGTGGCGCCAGCGCTACCGAAGCCCATAGTGGCCCGAACAATTAATCGCCGCGCCTGTTCAATGGGGTCGTCGGTTTGTTCATAAGCGCAACAAAATTCACCGCGCGAATAAGGTGTTAAAGCACACGCATCAATAAGTGCTTGCCGGGATTCGGAGTTACGAAGCACGCGGAACAGGTTCACCACGTCACCATCTAGGTCGTTATAGACCTCCGCTTCTGATGGTTCTTTTTTCAGCAATACCGAAGCACCGCCGCCAAACGGCTCGACGTAACAGCGGTGCGCCGGGAAATGGCTGATAATCCAGGACGCCAGCCGGAATTTACCGCCGTGATAGCGGATTGCAGGATGCTTTATAACAGCACTCATTGATCCGCCTCCTGCTTGTGCTTGATCGCCCATTTACGAAATGCTTTCTTGAGGTCGCCTTTGGTGTAACGCATACCACGGCGAGGATTGTGCCGGGAGTTGCGGCGGCGCTTTTCAAGCGATCCACTAAACAGGCAGCCGGTAGCGTCGTCCATCGCGCCACGCCAGTCCATGCGACCGCCACTATGCTCAAGAATCGAAACCGCCAGTGCGCGGATGAACACATGGCGCTCACGCGCATGAGCATTCTCCGCAGCCAGCGTATTACTACGCACCAACTGCACTTCAAGCTGTGACGCCAGGTCCCTAATCAGTTGCGCCACGCTGCGCACATCGACGGCGCAACATGATGCTTTCAATTCAGCCGCGCGCTCATGCCCTGACTTCACTAACTCACTGATATTGCATTCCATATTTACCCCCGCTTATCCGTTTAAGTTATTGATTACGTTGATATCAAAAAGGATCGTCGATTTAGAACACTTCGACATTCCATCCGCCACCGGCTTTCTTCGGCTTCACAGTCACGCCGATGATGCGGAACGGATACTGATCTGCTGCGACTTTGGTTTTCACCCTGGCGTCGTCGGTCCAGAAACCTTTCACTTCGTGCAACTCCATCTCACCGGTGGTGAGCATCACTGCGAAATCAGGCGTGTAGAACGTGTTATCTGCTAGTCGCAGCTTGATACCCTCGAACCGGTACCAGACCACTTCCCCTGCATGCTTACGCATCTCCAGATGCTGGCAGTACGCCGATTCGGTTTTATTCATTTGTCCTGTCTTGAGTCGACCAAGAGCCTGTAACTGCTTTCTCATGATTTACCTCTCAGGTAATTAAAATCCATATACGGTTTGAAATCAATACTTATGAGCACATTTTATTACCTTGCAGGTAATTATTCAGGTGTAAAAAAATGCGCTTCTGCGCTGTGTGGTCCCTTACCCTCTGAATCCTGGAGGGATTGTCTCGTCCGGTTCCGATACGGTATTTACATCACTCCGCGGCACCGGTGAAGGTCTTGCTCGCGAAGACTGCACGCTCCTCGCCAGTTTCTGCTGCCACTGGTCGTGATGGAATGCCTTTCCCTCTGCTTTCCAGTACGTGGTGAACTCTGCCAACTCGCATTTTGTCGGGGGCTTCTGCAGGTTTATTCCCCATAGCCCGGCGCGCTGGAGGAAATCAGGATCCGGCTGCCAATCGTCATGCATGGTGAATTTGCCGATCGGCTCACCCACACCTGGAACGACAGTCGGAGAGATTTGAAGTCCTTCGCGCGGAGAGAGAGGGGTTTTATTTATATCTTCCTCTTCCTCTTCCTCTTCCTCTGGTAACTCTTTTTGTAACGCTACGCGCGTTACATTTTGCGTTTCACGCTTGCGGTGTTCTGCCACTCTTCTGTTTGTAAGTGCCCGTTTTTTCGATGATTCACCGTTGTGACGTTCAAAGTTAGGCAGAACCAGCTTTTCGTCGACATAGGCAAGCCAGCCAACAGTAATCAGTGCATCAGCGAAACCTGTAATAAAAGCGATTCTGTCCAGTACTCCTTTTGTAACGCTGCCAGCGTTACCGTCTATTGTTTGCTGATCAGCCCATGCCCAGATGCGAACAAGCTTCCCGAGAACAGCATCCGGGTCGATGTTCAGTAGCTCGGCTATCTGAAATATCTCAGGCTTATCAGGAGTGATTACCTCTACCTTAATCCAGCTGCTGGCCATCAGATCACCTCCGGCACATTGCCTTTCGCAGCTTCATCCATAATCCGTTTAATTTCCGCCTGGCGGCGCAGGCTGGAGTTAATGGCGCATTCAACGCAATGACCGTTGTAGACGTAGCGCTCACTGTCATGACCGTGCTTGCACTTTTTACCGGTGTAATAACGCTTAAGACCTGCCTTTGCAGCGTCCAGACGAGTAATAATCTCCATTAAGCGACCTCATTAACGTTTACTATTACGATGATTTTGTGCTGAGGAGAAAAAAAGGTCAACCATATATGGATAAAAATTACCTTAGAGGTGCGAATAGATATGAAAAGACCGCCAGAAGGCGGCCTTGCGGGGATCGACAGAGGAAATCAGGAGTAGAAGAAGTATGCCAGTTCTGGTTTAGTACGGACCCACTGACGGGACTTTGCCGCCTTAAACAGCCCGTTCATCAGTGTCTTACCGGGCATTTTTCGTTTCCCAGTAAGATGCGTCTGGATGTAATGGCTGGTTGTTCCGGCCTCTGCTGCGAAGGCTTCGCGCTCATCCGGAGTAAGTGCAAGCCAGTGCTTTTTGAAATCGAATTGCGCGTTCTCGCTCATAGCTATTGCCTGATATTTATTTCAGATAATAAATATTCACCGATTGGGTAACAAAAATCAAGTAATGTTACCCACAGGGTGCATTTACCTGTGGGGTAATATCGCTTTTAATTGAATCACTGACTGATTCAATGAAAGAGATAAATTATCAGAGCATGAAAAGCATCCAGGACGTACGCAGACAAAATCTCAGGGACCTGATAGACCGTGAATTTGACGGCGTACAGACACGTCTGGCTGAGCGAATGGCAACCCAGGCTAATCTGGTGAACCGCTGGGTGCTGGGGAAAAAGGTGATCGGCGATCAAGTAGCCCGAAAAATTGAGACGGCAGCTAACAAGCCGAGAAACTGGCTGGATATAGACAGATCGCTGACACTCGATAGTTTTACGCCCGTCGGTCCGACAGACATTGGAATTATCGCGGCGCATAACCTGGAACGCTGGATGAGGGAAAGCGACGAACTGAACTCGCAAGGAAAGCTCCAGCGCGCAAGTGGCATCTCTCAGAATACCGTCAGCAGAATGCTGAACAATGAGGTTAGTGTTTCTGTATCCACTCTGGAGGCTATCGCCTCGGCATTCGGGCGCCACGGTTACGAGCTACTGATACACCCGCAGGATCAGTCAACCATAAAATACGACAGGTCACGCTACGCATTGTTACCTCAAAGCGAAAAAGACAAGATCGAAAGCTACATTGAATTCGTCCTCTCTCAGAACAATAAAACAAAAGATTAAACCAATTTAAATCAAACACTAAGCCGCTTAATAGCGGCTTTTTTATTGTCTTCGCCACCCTCCAATAATTACCTCACTGGTAATTTTTTGCGTTCATACCTATTGACTACTAACCATATATGGATAATCATTACCTCAACGGTAACAAACCGAGGTAACAGATCATGCAGTGGAAAATCATCAACGGTTGGTACTGCGTTACAGCGTGCGGGCTGATGAGTTGGAAGTTCCGCTCGCTGGCTGAAGGCATGCAATGGGCGTTCATCAGTAAAGTCGCCCATGAAGTGGCTAACGATAACGGGATATGGGGTGCAAATGATGAACGTTAATCAGCAACTAAATCTTCAGAAAATTATGGGCGCATTCGACAAAGATTACCGACTGTCAGAGCAGCTTTACGACCGTCAGGTTGAGCTGATCGAAAGCATCCGTCTACACCAACTGGCATCAACGTTTGACGTTGTACTGGAAAAGGGAGTGCGCAAAGAAGTGCTGGAAGCGGCAAAAGAATGCCCTGAATTCGAAGAACTGATGGATGCCTATCGCCGCGAAGCGATGGCAATCATCGCGAAGTGGGATCTGGCTGATCAACTCGACGGGCAGAGGGACGCGGCATGATGCAGAACGCCGGAAGCATGGACAGAACCAAATACCTCGGCGGCAGCGATGTCGCCGGGATTCTCGGGATTAGCCCGTGGCGCACTCCACTTGAGGTTTACCTGGATAAGGTTCAGCCACGTATCAAGCCAGTAGATCCTTCAAAGCAAAAGGTTTTTACACGCGGCCAGCGCATGGAGCCATACGTAATTGACCTTCTTTCTGAAGAGACAGGCCTCGAAATTATTCATCGTGGCAACCGGTATATCCATCGCGATTACGAATTTATCGCAGCTGAGATCGATGCGGAAGCGGCTACCGGCGAGAACATCGAGATCAAAACGGTTAGCCCGTTCAAGGCTAAGGAATGGGGAGAAGTTCAGACAGATGCAATCCCTGTTCATTACACGGCGCAGGCAATGCATGGACTGATGGTTACCGGAAAGCATGTTTGCGTATTCGGTGTGCTGATTGGCGGTGACGACTTCCGTATCTATCGGGTTGAGCGTGATGAGGAAACCATACAGGCCATCCTGGAGAAAGAAGTCGCATTCTGGGACCGGATTAAAAACCTAAACCCACCGGAGGCCACAACCGTCAGCGATATTTCTCTGATGTTTGAAAAGGATTCCGGATCCAGCATTGAGGCAGACGGAAAGGCCCTGGCGCTGTTCAACGACCTTCGCGACATGAAATCGCGTTGCAAGTCACTGAAAGCAGAAATCGCCGTATCGGAAGAGAAACTGAAGCTGTACATGCAGGAGCACTCAATCCTGACGCTGGACGGAAAACCAATTTGCACATGGAAATCTCAGGTAAGCAACAATTTCGATCAGAAATTATTCCAGCTTGAGCACCCTGACCTATACGAAAAATTCAAAACAGCAACGACATCACGCGTTTTCAGAATGAAGTAAGGAGAAAAAATGTCTACCAACGCACTTAAGGCAGCAGCGACCGGAAACCAGGTTGCACAACATAACGAGAAACCTACCACGCTGGCCGGGTTGCTCGCAGATCCAAAAATTAAGGCTCAGATGGCGCTGGCTCTGCCAAAGCACATGACAGCTGACCGCCTGGCGCGCATCGCCACTACAGAGATCCGCAAGGTACCAAAACTGGCAGCATGCGACCAGGCCAGTTTCCTCGGGGCGATTATGCAATGCGCTCAGCTCGGACTGGAGCCTGGCGGCGCACTGGGACACGCATACCTGATACCGTTCGACAAGCGCCAGAAAGTTAATGGCCGCTGGGAAACGGTATCGACAGAAGCTCAGTTGATCATCGGCTATCGCGGGATGATTGACCTTGCCCGCCGTTCTGGGCAGATCCTGAGCATCTCAGCGCGTACCGTCCATGTAAACGACAAATTCAGTTACTCATACGGGCTGGAAGAAACGCTTGAACATTCACCTTGCGAAACTGGTGACCGCGGAGAACTTACCCATGTTTACGCCGTTGCCCGTTTAAAAGATGGCGGAGTCCAGTTCGAAGTTATGAGCCGGGCAGACGTTGAGAAAGTCCGCGCTTTGAGCAAAGCAGGCAGCAGCGGCCCATGGGTTGACCACTTCGACGAGATGGCAAAAAAGACGGTGATCCGTCGCCTGTTCAAATACCTTCCTGTTTCTATCGAACTGCAAAAAGCGGTTGTGATGGATGAGCGAGCAGAAGCTGGCCTGAGCCAGGATAACGCAGCGGTTATCACCGGCGAGTATTCCGTCGTTGACGATGAGCATCAGAGTCTGACAGTGGTTTCAGATTCTGACCGTGAAGAAGCACGTGAATACGTCAGCGCAATCCTGAATAGCCTCGATTCATCAGCAGCAGACGCCAAAACGATGTTTAAGCGTGCCGAAGATGAAATTAATGTCATGGCTAAAAAGCTCGGTGACGAATACTACCAGGGATTCATTATGACGCTTAACGATATGCGTCCTGAATTCGAATAACACCACCGCGGCGCCACGCGCGCCGCACTGCAACCAAAAGAGGTATTTATGAAAGGTGCATTAGGCAAAAAGGAACTCCTGGCGGTGGTGCCACTGTCATGGAGCACAATCGACCGCCTGGAAAAAAACGGTGAATTTCCCAAGCGCTGGTACATCACAGACAAGCGCTGCGCATGGACACAAGAAGAGGTAGAGCAGTGGCTTGATAAGCGCAAGGAGGAAAGTCCTGATGAGTTTCAGGGAAAAAAGCCGCCGGTTGATCAGCGCGTTTATCGTCCGGTGAGTAACGCAGCATGACCGCGCTGATCAGACACTGGAATAAATGGTCAGGATGGTATCTGTTCCTGACCGCCGTTTCCGCATGGCTGTCACTGCTGGCGGTGATTTTCACAGAAGGCTGGATCAGATGAAAAAGCTTACGAAATTACAGAAATACCATCAGAACTACGCTCCCAAAAGCCGGGTTTCGAAGGTGGTAGCGGTAACGCCTGAAGCGCTGGAGATTGAGCGCCGGGCTATTGCCAGGGAACAGAAAGGGCACTTCCGTGTCGCCGCCCGGTTATGGCTTCTGTGTATGGATGCAGCCCGTGGTGAAGTCGAGCGAGCCAGAATCGCCGTGCGCCGTGATCAATGCATTACAAAGAGCAACGGCCTGCGCCGCGGTGATTATAGCGGAGTCTGCTGTCGTGGGGTGGTTTATGACTAACCCGCATGACGGTATCACCGTCGGCAGCGTCACGCTGCGTTATTCAATGCTGCTCCGCGGGTGGTTGTCACCAGACGGGCAGGTTATCAAAAATCCATTAAAGGCTCAGCGCGTGGCTGAGGAACTGAACAGGAAGAAGGTGACGGCATGAGCAAGGTAGGCGATTATTTCTTTGAGTTCCCTGCGTCGAGAGGCTTGCAGGGTAGCACCGTGACCTACATGATGACTGTTCCTGCCCGTACGCTAGCTCGCGTGCTGGCATCTGACAATGTCGGCGGCACTCTTGAGCGTTCGCAGCGTGAAATCAATCCGGCACGCGTGAAGAAGTTCTATCAATATCTGGTTAGCGCGTACGAAAAGAAGGAGCCTTTCATCATCCCCCCACTGGTCGGAAACTGTAACTCAGAGATCGAGTTTCAGGAATTCGGGAATACCAACGTTGGCGTGGCGCGCTTCCCTATGGACGCTGAAATAAAGCTGTTCGACGGCCAGCACCGGGCGGCTGGAATTGCGGAGTTCTGCCGGACCTACGGTGAACCGATCAGCATTCCTCTGATGCTGACGCACAACCTGCCGCTTAAAGCGCGCCAGCAGTTTTTTTCGGACATCAATAACAACGTTTCTAAACCAAGCGCAGCCATCAACATGGCGTACGACGGGCGCAATGACGTAGCTCAGGGCATGGTGTCGTTCCTCTCCCAGCACGACACCTTCGCTGAGATCACCGATTTCGAACACAACGTTGTTCCTGCCAAGAGCAAGTTGTGGGTGAGCTTCAAGGCGCTTTGCGACGCGACGGCTAAGTTCGCAAGTGCAGGCAGCAAGCCGCTGGAAATGGGTGATATAGAATCCATCTGGGATGCATGGCTCTGCCTGACTCAGGTTGAGGCGATTCGTCATGGAACCAGCCCGGCTGACTACAAGCGTGATTACCTCCAGTTCCATGCGGTGATGATCAATGCATTTGGCTATGCGATTCAGCGCCTCATGGCTGAACACTCTATTCGTGACATCACGGCGATGATTGAAGATCTGGCGCTTAATGCGGGTTCGGCTGAGATGGAGGACTTCTTCCTGATTACCCGCTGGGGTGGCGTGTGTGTGAACACAGATAAGGAGCGCCCAACGATTATCGCGTCAGTTCCTGCTCAGAAAGCGGCGGCAGAGCAACTGGTTCAGATCATTAAAGCGAAGACGATTGTGGAGGGAGCATGACCGATTACACCGGAAGTAATACGCCAGCAGATCAGCGTGATTTATGGCGCACGCCGCCGGCGATCTTCGCTGCGCTTGATGCCGAGTTCTGCTTCCAACTGGACACCGCCGCAGCACCACATAACGCGCTGTGCCGCCGCTTCATTACTGAGGAGCAGAATACCCTGGTGACGCCATGGGCTGATTACATGTCTATCCCTGGCCACGTATGGATGAACCCGCCATACAGCGACATCATGCCATTCGTGAAGAAGGCCGCGGCCGAGAGCAAAAACCAGATAGGCACCGTTATGCTGGTGCCGTCAGATACCTCCGTGGGCTGGTTCAAGGAGGCGATTCAGACTGCCAGCGAGGTGCGCTTCATCACCGCCGGGCGCCTGGCCTTTATCAATCCAGTAACCGGAAAGCCAGTCAGCGGCAACAATAAGGGCTCAATGCTCCTTATCTGGCGGCCTTATCCGCGCACACAATGCGATTTGACCACCGTAGAGCGCGACGTGCTGATTGAGTTTGGTAGCGCGCGCCTGGCGCGCCGGGAGGCGGCTTAA